CCAGTATCCTGCTGCCGTGAACCCGAGACAGAACCAAATAACGTTCCAATACCAGCATGGCGGGCTCATCCCGTCTTTCCTTTCTCGTCGTGCTCGGTGTCGCGGCACTCCGTAAGCGCCTTAACAATGGCGTTCTTGAGCGCTTCGCGAGCGACATGGAGCCGATTTCGCTTTGACTCCGAGTCACGACTCGCGACAAAATCGGCAACGGCGATCATGAATGCTGCACACTCAGTTGTCATGATGCCCTCGGCTGTTTCCTCTAGTGTTGGGCTCGGGCAAGTCACGGCCAAAATCCACGCCACCATGCCCATGCAAGTATCTCTGCGGAGATGAGTGCGACCATCCCAGCGAATTCGAGATATTCCATCGGTAGCCCCTAAGATCCTGGTAATAAAAATACATGGATATCCGGCGATGCATATAGTTGTTTAACGACAACTCCAACTCCGACTACGATAAGCAATAATCCTAGAATAATAAGAAAGGCTGCTAATCCTAGGTGAATTGGGGTGACACTATGCCCAATTATCACGGTACCCTGAACGATCTTGTCATGCTCGTCTATCATTGTGTTTCTCCTTTAGTAAATCGATCTCCAGCGCATCGGCCGCGTCACGAAGAAAATCGGGAGCGAACTTCGCATAGACGCGCGAGGTGATCCGGCTATCGGAATGTCCGAGCATCGCCGCGATCCGGTCCATGCTGACGCCCCGTTCCGCCATTAGGCAAGCGGCCGTGTGTCTCAGCACATGTGCCGTCACCCAAGGCAACCCACAACGCTTTCCGGCGCTCGCTAAGCCGTGCTTGACCTCCTTGACCGGCCTTCCTGCCCATTCGATCACAAATGGCGTCTGCGCGCCTGTGCGGGCTTCCTGGAGGGCGGCGAGAGCGGTTCGGTTCATGGGCACCACGGCGCGGCCTTTTTTTGTCGGCGGGCGCGTGGGATCATGCAGGTCGATCGTCCTGCCATCGAAGTCCACACGGTCCCACCTTAGACCTAACAACGCGCCCATTCTTCCACCTGTAACCATAGCTAAGATAACGAACAGCCGGACATGTGGCATCTGACAGGCATCGAGGAAACGTGCAGCGTCGGCACGAGACAATCGAAGATCGCGCGGTGGCGGCATCGGCGGGCGGTAGATCGCCGGGGCCTTCACGATCAGATTTTTCCGCTCTGCCCATTTTAGCGCCGATCTGAGTCGCCCGAGTTCGGTCCAGATTGTGCCGTCTTTTCGGCCTCCTTTTTGTCTGCGAATGCAATAATCTCGGCAATCTCTCTCTGTGATAGATTCGGCAGATAACGAGCCAAAGAATGGAAGCACTGCTCGCGCCTCAAACCCCATTGTTGAGGCGGCAGGCCGTCCCTTAAGCGTTTCTCGATATCCATTCCAGATAAACTCCACGGTGATGATCTCGGGTCGGTTGGCAACCTCGTATGCTGCGGCGAAAGCCTTCAGCGTTTGCTCGGCAGACTCACGATCGACGGTACGAAGCGCTTTGCGGCGTTGGACTCCGTCTTCGCGCCATTCGGCGTAGTAGTGCCCTCTGTATTTGATGAGCCGGAATTTAGGTAGCATCGCCAAAACTCCTCGGCATCCGCCTCGGAAATCCTGATCGACCTACCCCCAAGTCGAGACACGCGCAACTTTCCCTCCTTGATCCGGTTGCGGAGGGTCCTTTCGTTAAGGCCCCAGCGGGCAGCGAGATCGCGTAGGCGTAGGACTGCGATCATGTTAGCGGTTCGCAAGTTCGAGGAGAATATCGACGTGGCACGGACCTTCGCCGCACCAGCAAGCTAGATTCTTCCCGCGCAGCTCTTCTAAAACGGCACGCGTTTCTGCACACCCTGGCGTATCATTGCCTACAAAGTACGTCATCCATTGGCGGAATAGGGTTGCTGCGTGTGCGGTATCTTGCGCAACGATCAGATCATCCTCTCCTGGCATCCAGTGACCTATTCCTATCCGAAAAGGATTCCCCCATCTCCCCGGCCGCGCGCAATTAACCGCCGGCAGCCCGTTCACCGCACGGGAATGCGTTTGCAGGTTGAAGCCCTTTGTACGGGAGAGCTGAAGTCGGACAGGGCGGTTCATTTACGGCTTCTTTGGTTGCCAATTGATGCAGGCGAAATTTTCGTGGCTAATTAGAATTCTCGATGTGTGGCGGCCATTCAAACATCAATGGAACAAGTCCGCTTACATACAAAAGCGCGAGGATGCCAAGCGCGAAGAATGGGAAAGCCAACAACACAAGCAATATATTGATGCGATTCACGCCATCACTAATCAGCTTAAAACTCAGCAACAAGAAACCAATACCAACGATTCCCGCCCCAAAGAAGATCGCGTTACCGCTGCTCATGGCTTCTTCTCCGGCGTAAACATCGGTATACAAGCCACGCTACTACGATTCACGAGCGTCGATTTGAATGCTTCGCATTGTTCCATTGATTGATAGGCCGTAAGAGCTTCTGCGGTGCATGGCGGTGGCATACTTGGCCCGAGGCACTCGATGTGTACCAAAACATACAGAACGGTTATCACAGTAGCCCTTTCTCGATCCCAAGCCATTCCGGCAGCGTGACCGTCGTCACGCCATGCCTATCCGTGGTATACTCGATCTTAGAGCGCGGGAGCCAAACGACGTCGTCTTCGTCGCCGGTCTCCGAAACGAGAATTGCGAGGTCTGAGTCTTCGTCACGGATGATTTTGACCGCGATGTCGACAAGATCGTTACGGCTCATTGATCGGTCCCTTCAGGCAACCCGTCAGCGAGTCTGGTAGCGGTTTGCCGGACCGGCTCCATCTTGTTTCGGCTAGGGCAGTGCCCTTCCAAAGGTCTTGATATAGATCGCGTTCGTTCCTTGTCTCTATTAGGCATGCATACATCTTTCGCATTTCGGCGGCGTACAGCCGCGTAGTCTTGGTATGCCTCGCTTCCTGCGCATCGCGTTCGTCGCGCGCCGTGCGCAGTAGACGCTCATAATCCGGCAGCGCGCCGCGCTTTGCCATGATCCAGCCGGCAAGGAATGCGGAGATCGCCGCGAAAAATAGGCCGCTCATGGGCTTTCCTTTCCAGCGCTAAAATGGAATATCGTCATCAATAATTTCTCCTATTGGTTTAGTTATTACTGGCGCTCCTTCCTCGCGAGGCAGGTAGTCCGCAACTATATTTTTCGGAAAAGGGTAATTATCCGTTCCCTTCCGTTGCTTCAATAATAGTTTCCCTGAATTGCCATAAAAATCTGCGGCCTTAAGATTCCCTGAATTGTATGTTTCGAGAAGTCCGCAAGCATTAGCGGCACGTCGGAATTTTCGTTCGCCGAAATTATTCCCAAATGCAATGTAATCGAAAATATGCCTTTGCGATCCATCCGCATCAAACACACATAATTTAAGCGTAATCATATCGTTACCTTTTTTTGAAGGTCTGTCGTCTGTTTCCATAACTTGGAAATCATATGTACCATCGGGAAGCAACGCATCTTCGGCCAATTGTTCCTCGGTCTTCGGAGTGTAATTCATTTTATTCTTCCTTTTAGCATTGTGATGCAGGCGCCGATTTTGTCGCTGGTCATTTCAGCGAGGCTCTCTACGTTGGCTTTCTTCAGCCACTTCTCGATTTCTCCATCCGGCAACCTGACGATCTCAAGCAATTCGTTCAACTCGGCAAGCTGTTCCGGCGACGCAAGAACAATCTGTTTTGCGTTGGCCTCCATGACTTTCTTGTCAAACTTCTTGGTGAATTCAGCGTAGGACCAATCAAAGCGCGTCCCGTCAATGAATTCGATTAGGCGGGATTTCTTGACCAATGCCTTGCGGCTGTCGCCTTCCTTTGTAATACGAAGACAAAGATGCAATTCATACTCGAGCTTCTCATGGGCGTCAGGCACAAAGCCGATTTGCTCGCCCTTCGACCATTCCGGCTTTTCGTGGCAGATCAGGATTACGTTCATGTCGAGCTTGTCTAACCATCGAATCAATGTCCCACTCATGCGAACAGCAGGCTTTTTGGATGCTCCGAAGCCGTCCTTTTCGCCTAGCCTCTCAGCTTCTTTGTTGACTTCGAGGTTGTAGATTTTCGACAACGAGTCGATGACTAGCGTTTTGTAGGGGTGCGTTTCTGTTGCCAGCGCCTTGACTTGGTCGATCACGGTCGTGAAGTCCTGACTTCCTTGCTCGCGCCCGAAATACACGCCTCCGGATTTCTTCAGTTTGTCCGTGTAGTGCGCCAAGTCCGCACCGGCTTCGGTATCGATGTAATAGACGGATGGGAAGTCGAGCGCTCCCCACGTTTTGCCGACGCCTGGCTTTCCGAATATCGTGATTTTCGGACGACTAGGCTCGGTGGCTTTCGGATCGACAGCGGTGAGTTTGGTCGGCTTTTTGAGAGGCGGTTTTGATTGGACAACGGATAGAGAT